GTCTTGAATTGAATAGAGCCTGAAACCCAGAACTCTTAATAGATGTATTTACTAATTGACCGCTAAAGAATCTAGAGTATGCAAGTGCAAACTGATTTCTTGCTGCTGATCCACCAGGTCTTTTTACTGTAACTGATGCACCTTTTGGCATAAATACAGTTTCTCCATTATATTCAAATACTAATCTTTCTGAATTCTTTGGTCTAATAACTAATGGCATACCTTCTTCCATAACCGCTGCCTTATTTATAAACATATGTCTTCTCTTATTTTTACCAGCAGGCACCATAGATCTAGATGGCTTAAATTCATAATTAACTCTAAATGAAAGTCCTTGCTCTGAAATCTTATTAATCTTAAATAGTCTAGCAGTTGGATTTCCAACCCTCTTCCATTCATATACGTGATGGAGAGACTTTGGCCTTGTTCTTGCAAGTGCGTCTACATAGTTTCCAAAGTCTTTGTCTATCTGCTCAAATATTGTTGTTGTAAAAGCATTTTGAAACTGCTTATTAGAAGTAAGCTTTGCTATAACATTAGCCTGATAATATACGTATGCAGATACCTGTGCCACTGTGCTATCTTTTAGAGTTCCGCCTGGGCCAGTGCCACCCATCAATCTTTCAAGACCGCTGGATGCCTGAACTAACAAATTACTATTGTCCAATTTGCTGATTCTCCGATCTCTTCATAGATGAATTGTATGCAATGACACGGCCAAATGGATCAGTGACTGGTGTTGTTCCCATTACCTCAAATACTGTGGGGGTTTCTGTTGGGAAATTAATTTCATGCCAGATTACGTTACCGTCTGTATCTCTTATGTTTGTAACTTTTTCTCTAGCAGTTAATCTTTCTGAAGTTCTAACTTGAATAATTTGATCATTTGTATATCTATTTGAAAATACCTGCTTATCGCTAGATCTAGTTGTTGCAGAGTTGCTTATAACGCCTTTAGCATGACAGCTAATTGTTTTATAATATGACCATTCACGAACAATAGCACCAGTGTCTGGATCTTGTGTTTCAAATTGCTTGTAAACATCAAGACTCATTGACAATACTGAGTCTATTAGATCGTTCATTATATAATTTCTACCTTTGTAACAAGTACGTACTCTGCAAGCAACTTATCTGCATATGCATTTCCAGTACCAGCATTGGCATCGCTTGTAAATTCAAAATCCCAGTCAAATGTGGAGATTGTCTTTACGTACTTATTTCTCCATACCGTATCCTTGGCAAAGTAGTCCTTCATCAGCTCTATACCAGCCAGCTCAACTTCATCTGGAACTTTTTCCCAACCAAACTTTCCTTGTACTTGATATGGTACTCCAGCTTGAAATATTCCGCTACCATAATCATTTATTGTTGGTGGAACCATTCCGTTTGCCGTATACACTGTATTGTCCAGCATGCCTGCACGATTAATCTTTATACCGTAACCAGTTGGAGTTATTTCTACTGGATAGTTCCAGTTGTCAATTTCATTAATTGTATCTAGCAAAAGCACATCTCTAGCATAAAGCTCATGAAGAGTATGTATTTTAGATGGCAATGGTAGAATATCTGAATCGTATCCATATACTACGACAACGTCATCATATAAATAAAAGCTTTGACCAGTATACTGCTCTATCTGCTTACGTGCATATCTTTCAGCACGGATAAGGTCTTTATAAGATCTATAGTTTGGGTCTGAAGAATCTATACTAAATCCTAAATCCTGAACGTGATTAAAATCTACATATGGAGTTACAACATAGACTTCATCAGATTTGATGACATGAGTTGTTCCAATTGTATATTCCCACTGTAATCTTAGAGTCCTGTTTCTATCTGTAAATTGATATGGAATATATACAGTATATGAGCCTGGATTATTTTCATCAGCTACAGATACTAGACTTGTAAGAAGTGTTGTTGGATTGATTGCTGGATTAATAGCAGGATCACTTGTAATATCAAAAAGTTTTACGATAGGAGTAGTATCTGGTGTAGTTACTTCACCGTTCCAAAAAATTTGATGCGTAATTGGGGACTGTGTCCTAATTAATACCTCTGCCATTTTATAGGCCTAGATTAGTTGTAGTACTCCTGGACTTCCTTTGGAGTTGCTAATCTAAAGCCCTCCTCCTTATCAAAAATTTCTTGAGCCTTATCTTTATTCATTGCTACAAATGGGTGATCCTTTGTAAACGTATGACCCATAATATCATATCTAAAATTAGCTCTTGTCATTCTAACTAATACTGTGTCTGCTGGCTGCTCCGCCTTTGGATCAAACTTAGGTAATACCTCTACTGACATATCTTCTTCGTCTTCTTCCATCTTCTCAATGGTCTTGTTATATACAGACCAAGTTACGCCCTCTTCTGCGAGTGCTGCAATAATATCGGCTTTATTTTTTAGGCCTTCAGTTTCGACTGCGAAATCTTCTGCAATCTTTTTTAATTCAGATACTTTTAATGTCTCAAATGACATATATATCTCCTCATTCTACTCAAATCAATTATAGCATTAGTAAATTAAAATGAAAAGCCCCCAAAAATTAATTCGGGGGCCTTTCTTACGGGTTAATTCCTAATTAGGAAGCTACCTTAACGTTCTTAACAACGACCCAAGCGTCTGCTTGTTCGATCTGGACGCCAACACGAGTATACATTGTGTACTCAATTGAGTCCTTACGTGGCCAGAAGAAGCGGTAAACAGTTACATCACGCTTGATACCAATAACAACGTTATTTGGGAATGTCAAGTGGATATCTCCGTGGTTACCTGTCTCACCTGTGTAGTCGCCATCTTGTGCTTCAGGAAGTAGTGGAACTTCAACAATCGGAATACCGAATGCGAATGGAGCCACATAACCTGCTGGACCACCTAGAGGCTGTACGCCTTGTCCACGAATTACGCTTGAAGCGATATCCTGTGGAATAGTCTGGTTTGTTCCAATGCTGTTAGCATATAGGAAGTCTTGGATAAGGTTTGAACCTGCCAAGAAACGAAGGTCTGCACGGCGTTGCTTGTACTTACGTGGAAGTGCCTTGAGTGCTGAGTTGAATACTGCACGTGAAACGGCAGCTCCAGCAGCATCAACAACGTGACCGTTTGCCTTTGCCTTCTTTACTACACCATCAAATGCCTTGTATAGGTTATCTGATGATAGTGATGTATTTCCGTTAAGGACTACATCTTCAATGTCGTTACCTGCCTGTGTTGCCATCATGCGGGCAATGTGATCTTCGAGATCAGCACCTTCAATATTATCTTCTAGAGACTCTGTTGAAAGCTCCCAATCTAGACGAAGCTTCTTTGTTGAAAGAGAAATCTTTGAGAAGGTAACTGCTGCATTTGTTGCATCGTTATCTCCTTCAGTTGCGAGCTTCATAAGCTTCTCGCCTACTGACATACGATCAATCTCTGTTGTATCTGCTCTCATTCGGACAGTACGTGCGACCTTTCCAATTACGGTTGCGTCGAACATGTAGTCTAGGAAGCGGGCAGATTGTTCTGGGTTTAGAAGACCACCGTTTCCGTTTTCGGAAGCACGGTGTACACCAGTTCCACCAGTTGTGGAAGCAAATGTACCTGTTGCAGTTGTACCTGCAGCAATTGTCTTTTCTAATGTTTCATTACTCATTTATATTTTCACCTACCTTTTTTAGTTAAAAATTTCATTCACGGAACCGAGGAAAGAACCGTTCCACTTTGATTTTTTGATTGTTACTTCCTGAGACCCGCCAAGGTCCGAGGACTTCTTAATTGCAGTCTCTGATTCTACTGCATCGACACGCTTTTCTACGCCATCAATCGTGTTCTTGATATCTTCTACAGCCTTTGAAAGTGCTGCATGCTGTTCTGCCAATTCTGAAATTCGGCCATCAACGCTCTTGCTGAATGTTTCAACTGTATCTTTAATAGCTGAAACTTGAGCAGCATTTGCTTCTGAAGCCTTGTTTAGTGTATCCGAGAAAAAGCCTTTAAGATCGCCTAGCATCTTTGCAAAATCAGGTTCATCAACCATAACTTCTGATACGTCGGCTGCTTTTTCTAGAACTTCGGCAGAAGCGTCTGCTACTGCATCTGCAGGAGCTTCTTCAACAGCTGGTGCTTCTTCTGCAGGAGCAACTGCTGTTGTGTCTTCTACGGCTGCTTCTGGTGCTACTGCATCTTCTGCAACTACGTTTTCTGTATTCTCTGACACTTCTTTACCTCCTTCTATGTCTGCCTGTTTTGCAATTTGTGTTTCAGGCATGGACAATCTTGACTTTTTGTGTAAATCAAGAATCTTATCTATTTCTTTTGCTTTGTTAACATCGTTTGATTCTACCCAACCGATCAATGTTGCAGGCTTACCTGTAACTGGGGAATCGTATGATGACTCTGTTGATACAAATACTGAATCACTGTCTGCACAGTAAAAAATATTTTCTGCTACAACTTCTGTTGCCATTCCTTTAAATACTAGCTGCCCGTTCATTTTCTGAACAGACAAGATGTTGCATAGCTCGTTTGCTGGAGAATCAACTACTGACAATTCCATCAAAGCGTATTCTTTAATGAAGCGTACAGTCTTACCGTTTGACTTATTAACTTCATTTTCTGAATCAATAATCTTTCCGCCAATTGAGAAACCTGCCAAAGTTCCGTCAAGAACTTTTTCCCAGGTATCTTGTGCGCCCTTTGAGATGTATGCATCTACATAAACGCCATTGTAAAATTCTTTTGTTGCTGGATCGTAAAATGTTTCTGGTCTAAATGAAACCATCTTACCAACTGCATTTGATCCATGCATCTCACGAATGTTGCCACGGAAATTTTCAAATGCTTTTAGGCTTGCTTCTGCTGAAACAACGTCGCCTGTTTGATCTAGATTGTCAAGTGTCGCAAAACCAGATACGGTGCGCTTTTCACGATTGACTTTAGTGAATGGCACGGATAAACTGATGTTATCGCCATGTGAAGACCACAAAGATTTTTCAATATTCATATGCTTAATTTTATAGCGTTATTAACTATAACGCAAATAATGGTTGAGTAGGGCTAGTCGACTTGTCGTCCATCGCCCTGAGCATTTCTACCCTCCCCAGAAATATCTGGCGAATTTGCAGACCTTTCTGAATCCCTAGCTCTAGTTTTACCAGCCTGTGCCCTAACCTCTGCCTGGGCCTGTGGCTTTAATTCTACAACTTTATCTCCACCATCAAGGGGAACCATGCCCATTCTAATTCTAATTTCATTAGGGGTAACGACCTGCATACGCAAATATCTCTCATCGATCTTAGACTGAGTATCTTCATCGGTTAATGTCAGCTCATTGAATTTAAGTAGCAGGGCATCTGTCATTTCCTGAATAATTTTATTTAATTTCTTTTCTAAATTCATTTGTGCTGGACGACATACTTGCTCTCTAAATGTCTTATCGGCATCTCTTGCCACCGCCAAGTTAACTCCTTCTGGAGTTCCAATCTTATTAATTGGGACACGGTGAGATAATAGAATTTCATCTCTATTGGATTTGCGATATACGTTAAATGAAGATTCTTGAGTTCCTGCCTCAATTGGCTCCATTTTAAATTCAACCTTTGAATCTGGTGAATCTGGTGGGAGAGGAATATATAGAGATCTGTGATTCTTTCCTCTTAGTCCAACCTGGAAGAATTCGAGGAGCTTACGCTCAGATTCTGTAGATAGCTTAGCACCCTTTACAGTGATAATATATCTTGGGACCGCCTTATTCTCAAAGTAGTCTAGGTTATACTTACCAGCAAACTCGTTTCCTGCCATCGCATTCTGTGATGCAATAATATCTGGAATACCATAGTAGTTATTTGTTGGGGTATACTTCTTTAAATGAATAATCTCATTTGGTCTCTCTAGTCCGCCATCAATCGGATTTGGTGTCTCTTGATCTCCGAAGTTACGGAAATAAACAGCCTTGCCATAAAGCAATTGAATAAAGCCATCACGCAAACGACGCACACGCATTGTCTTTGCTGGGATATGTCCAATATAGCCAATCTTACCTGCTGATGTTCTACCAATTTCAAGGTAGCCATTACCTGTTGCTTCAACATCAGTGTAGGCCTTAATTAAAGTTTCAGTAAATGTTTCTTCTTCGTTGCATTCTTCTAGCCAATCATAAAGATCCTGGCGAAGACGATTTAGCTTACGACGTGCACGTTCTAAAGCCTTCTCATCTGTAATATTATCAAACGCTTCTTGTGTCTTTCTTGTCTCAACAAAGTCATGACCTAGTCCAACAATATTAGAAACTTTAGCATTAATTGCT